TCAGTCTTTTTGCAGTGTTCACAAGTATAATTTGCTTTCTCTCTTACAACATCACTGAACCACTTGTCACACGCTTCGCGTTTTATTGCCATTTTCTTTATCCTCGATGGTGAGTTGGCGCTCTCTGCCGATGGCTTTCGCGAAGTGTAAACAGCTTGGGCAGACCCAGCCGTTAAGCCTAAAATTTTCCTGTGCGGTAAAGACCTCCTGCATCTGCGTATCGCAGTCATCGCACATCATTATCGCAATCACGTTCCCACTCCTCTATTAAGAACTCAATGTAATGCTTGGCTTTCAGTAGGTCACTTAGGCCGCCCTTCTCTCTCCATCTGGAAACATACTTGACCACGTTACCTTCGCAATATCCCAAACCATTAGCCAGGATATAATCTATCGGCTGGATAGCTTTTGATTGGTAGTGGTCGCCCTGAACTTGATAGTCCTTTGCGCTCATAGCTGGTCAATCCCCACCTTGAACCGTGAGTGTTCGCCAAACTCCTTATGAAGTAACACGGTAGTCATTGATCGGCTGGCAGTGTATAGGTGTTCTGAGTGATAGCTGTCCTGGCTAACCAAACAATTCCAGCTTTCGTGATGCAGCCCACCTACTTCATGCGCCTGCTTGTGGTGGATATGCCCCGTCCAAGCATATCTGTATCGAGACTCACCCCACTCTTTAGCTAGACTACTGGTGATCTTTTCGTAAAGTCTTTGTACGTTGATCTTGTCTCCGTGATGAAGTGCGACTAAGTTCTTGCCCCATACAAAATGCAAGAACTTGTTGTAGTTATCAAAGACGATAACCCTCGGCTCGTTTTCGTAGTACATCTTGACCATCTCATTGAGCCAGAGACTCGCATCGGGGTCATGATTACCGCGAATATTAATAACCCACACTTCCTCATGAGCTTCTAGCATTCTGCTAATCAGTCTTTTGTACATTTGACCAACGGCTCGGATAGCCTTACCCATTCGCCCGTCAACATCGAGGGTATGAGTCTGGCTGCCCGTTTGGTTCTTCAGGTTATTGGCGTGCATCATATCGCCCAGGTTTAACAGTACACCTGTGTGAGCATGGCTAGACATTGAAGTGAGGGTATCCACCGCGTTAAACAGTAGCTTAGTTGATATATCAATATCGTAGGCGGCTCCACCTGTCTCGGGCGGCCAGGCCACCATGCCCAGGTGGTGATCTCCGATAAGATAATTGGCGAGTAGGTTAGGGTCTTTTTTATCCGTAGGTTTTTCAACTGGCTTTGCCTTACCCTGTACGTCCTCAACCAATCCTTCTTTAAAATGCTCCAGCGCTTGCTCGAACATAGCAATAACATCGTTCTTACTCTTAACCCACTGCATTACAGGCGCGCCATCTTTATACAGTGTGGACGTACCCGACACGCTGAAATTGTCTGGCACTGTGTGGATCATATCGTGTTCTGGAGCGTAGCCCTGCTTCGCTGCCCTAGCTTTAATCCTTGCGCTCATGGCAAGAACATTTCGTTTATTGATTCCCATTGCTTCTGCAATTTTGTCAATCGGTACTCCCTGCGACCTCAAGCTAATCAACTGAAGTTGACGCTCGCTTTCACAAAACGGTAAATAACCTTCCCAATCCATAACTCCCCCTAAGTCTGCGCTCGATTAGCTGCGCGTTCAGATGCTTCGACAGTACGCCAGGCATCAATGTATGCTTGGGCAGCTTGATAGACCACCCTCGCTTTAATTGCTTCCGTTCGTGCTTTTATCGCTTGCTCCCTTGCTTCTTTGTATTCAAAGTCAGCCTCTGCTCTCAACTCAGATTCAGCCACCCCCATACCACAGTCTTTATGCTGTATAGCAATCTTAGCTTTTACTGATTTCAGTGTGCCTTCAAGTAGGTTAGCCGCCTGTTCTGCGTCTGCCCACTCCGTTCCGACCTTGACTAGCTTTTCGTAAACGCTGTTTGGATTCATAGGCTACCTCAACGTGTCTCTTAACAAGAGCCTGAAGGTGATCTGGAACTTGCTTTAACATCAAGAGACGTTTTTCCCGTGAGGTTTCCAACGCAATCTCCATGGCATAAGTCCTCGGCCACTTCACTTACCCACCGCTTTCTTAACCACTTTTCACCCCGACTCTTTCTATAAACCAAATCCGTATTGGAACCTTGGCTCTGAATGTAACCATCATCCATAAGTAGGCGCAGTAACTCGTTCATTCTACTAGCATGTTTGACCATTGTACATTTTTCAGCCATTTGCTTGATAGTGAACGCTTCGCCTGAGTTGTATAGATCGGTCAACAGTATCTCCTGCATCTGATCCACTGTTTTGAATTTAGCCATCGAACGCCTGCCCATATTTATCAGTAAAGTAAACTCTCATGTGTTCCTTTTCCGAACCCTCCAGCCAGGTTATGTCAGTTAGGTCATCAAGGTTCGATCTTTGCCTTATGGTCTTTGGGCCATCTCCCCATGGCTTGGGGCCATCTATTTTTATTGGACTGCTACCGCCTTTATCCTGCGCCCGTGATAACCATGAGTTAACAAACCGCTTAATACCCTTTGAGGTCTTACGTTTCGATGGGTTAGCATCGAGCCAACTCTCCATCTTCGCCAACTCCGCGAATACATCAACGGCAGGGTAGGTCTTTTGCCATTGTATAATGTCTGAGTCATCTGCTTGCCACACCTCTCCCGTGTTTAGAATCATGACCAGCCCCTTTCCGACATCAAGATATCGCAAGCCTCGTCTATGTCTTTGAACCAGTAATCCTTGCCACCTAGTTCGCAATAGCCGTCTGTATCATAAGGCCATACCCGCAAAATCTGATACGCCTCATCTGGATTTTTGAAAGCGTTAAAAATCAAAGTTTCAATCACACCCTCTAAACAAAAAATAAACTCATTTGTGTCGAGATAGTCTTGCTCTTTAGGTTCCAAAGACCAATAAAAACTATCGCCCTGCTGAAACTTATTGTGGACTATTTTTAATAAATCTATGTCACTCATAGGTAATACTCCGCGTAAACTTTATTCTTATGTGACTTTATGATTCTGGTTTCTATCTTGTGGCCCCTTGCTTTTAGCTCAGATATACGCGCCGCGAGGCGCATACATCCATATCGTTCCAAGGCCATTAAGGGGTTAATAGAACCATGCTGCTCAATGTGTTTAAGGATTCGTTGGTTCTGGCTCATGGCTTACCACTCCTTAACTACTTTGAACTTACGCTTTTCATAGCGCATGACACCCATCTTTTCCCACTTAACCAAGATGGTTAGGTCATCATCTACCCAGCAACCCTCCTCGGTATAATGGGATTTCGTATAGGTGTACGCTCTTAACATTCGAGGATCAACCTGACACTTCTCATCTGTTAAGACGATCCTACCGCCATCCTCGTTTTTCGCATGGGCTTTTGTATCCGCTTGAATACAAGGTGAACAAACGGTAATCAATAAAGTTGCTATCAGTTTTTTCATTTCGCTACCCTCCAGTAGTTTTTAATAGACTTAACAATTCTTTCTTAAATATCCATCCACACTTACCCTTTTAATGTGCTTACGCACAAAAAATAAGTTAATTAGTAATGACGAGCTTTGACTAACGTATCGAATCTTGACATCTATCCTGACTACCTGCTCTCGGCATTCAGGGGCGCATCATGGAGAGGGTCAACTCCGCTCTGGGGTTCTTCGGTTCCCCAGCCTAACGCCCGTTAGTCTCTGCGAATTGAATGTTGGATTTGGTTTGGCACTCTGTTAAACTTTATCCATCATTGACTTCGCACTTCAATGATACTTCCTCCGCACTCCCCGTGCAACCCCCCTCCCTCCAGGGGGGTTTTTTTATGCCCGAATTAAATACTCAATGTTAATATCTAGCGCATCACTAACCTTCTTAATGGTTGAAAGCTTTAAGTCTTTCGACTTAGCAATCGTATGCGCTCTCTGTCTGGAAACCCCGAGCAGCCCAGCGAACTGCTCATAGGTTAATCCTCTAGCTTCGATTACTTTTCTAATGCTTTGACCTATGTCCATTGATTACCCCTAGAATGGAATGTCGTCTTCGAAATCTTCTTCGACTGCTTGCTTGGCTTGCTGCATGGCGGGTTTAGCTACCGCATCTTTGGCCTTGACTGACAGCGAAAAGAACTTCTTGCCCTGCTTAGACTCTTTAATCCAGCCAGATAGGTAATGATCTACCCCGCCAACATCGATTGAGCCAGTGAAGTCTGGATGTTTCTCAGACTCTTTCTTGTCGTTGCGAAATAAAACCCCGCGATTAGTGTTATCGTATTCCATTACTTACTCCATTTTTTACTTTCGGTTTTGATAATATCGACCGCCCGTTCTACCTGGTCGGCCAGCTTTTTAATGTACTCGTTATCTCTTTCAACTCGCACAATTAAATCTTCCATGGCGGGATGGTAAGACATGAAGTCCCACCACTCCCTACCCGTTATCCAAAGACAACCTTGTATCTGTGGTATGTACTTGCTAGGTACTACGCCTTCACGCAGATAAGCAATGTGCGTATTGGGTAAAGGACACTTAATCTCTATCCCGCCATCAACGCCTATCAACCCGTCTGGGCTAGCGCCACAATCCAAAGTGTCATGCAAGCACAATCCAACCTGTACCACCTCAACGCCATTGATAAACTCATACAGCGCTTTGGCAGCAGGTTCTAACTCATTACCCCGTTCCATTGCCGCATTTGTGTAAAACTCTGGCAATTCTCCAGTAATCCTTTGAGCAATTAACTCGTTAATATAACCTTCAGCAGACGTACTGGGCTTGCCTGTGGGTGTAATTAGCTTGCCAAAGTTGCTAGCCGTAGGTTTCCCTAAGCGGCTTTGCAACCACTCGCTAGAGCCTTGCTCGAAGTTACTGACTAACATCTTTTAACTTCCTGTTAAGCTGGCTCATTGCCTTATCGAATTGACTAGACAGCATCGCCTCAACTCCCTTGATATTAAAGGCTTTGCAAAACTTCTCAATGTCCGAATCGGTCTTATCTAACAGGTCGTAGATAACCGATAACTGCGACTCGTCAATCAGGCTTGGCTTGTCACCGCGAATCATTGCAGACTCAGCATCGTCATCGACCGCAGGTATACCGAACAGCGCCTGTAAAGCGTACCGTCTTGCGTAGGTTATAGCCGACCCTGCCGCCTGCGGATCAGACTTAACCATTGGCAAGGTAAAGTCGTTCTCTAACCATTGACCAGAAACGTGCATCAACCGCGTAACCACCCCGATTGAACTGTCTGACCTGTGTGGTAGCTGCACATAACTAAGACCGTGTTTAGAGCATGGCTCCTTGATAACTTTGATAACGCTTGGAAGGTCAGCGTAGCTTGATTTAAAGAAGGGGTTGGCACTGCCTTTCACAGCGCCTCCCATCTCACCTTGAGCCGCACAGAGCGCCTCAGCTAGTTTCTCTATACTCTCACTTGATCTCATATCTTGCCCTCCTGAGCTAATCTAATTGCACCGACCATCGAGTCGGCAAACGTATCGAACATTAATTGTGGATCGTTGATCTCGTATGCTTGAATCATTGTTTTCTGATACTCGTCAAAGTCAACCGCGTACTGACCAGTAATAATCTCACTCGCAAAAGCTAGGTCTTCTTGCGCCATATCCATGACATAAGTCTCGGCACACTCAGCGCACTTGGTATGCTCCTCTCTGGTTAAAGGTTCAAGGCAAACATCGCACTCGTGTTCCACCTCTCTCCAATCCTCGGGACTAACGTGACTTTCAGCTAACAAAATTTTCATGACTTCCCTCCATTTGAATTTCTGCGTAGCCTTCGGCAAACCCAGCCATGTAATCTGGATCGCTGTCTAAAGGCCATGAGTACATCTCCGCATCACAGTAGCCACACCACCGTAGCCACTCCGCATATTCGACTTGATTTAATTCATCCATGTGGTTTCCCTCCGTCATTCCACAAACACAGGTTAACCGATCTGTTTACAGGTGTCAACAGATGCAATGATTTATTTTAAAGTTTTTTTGTGGTCTACTTGGATGGTGTTAATTGCAACTTGCCCGCTTCGGTGGGCTTTTTTATATCAGATACTCGCCACGCTCCAGCATATAAGCCAGTTCGTTAGCCCTATCCCCTACTTGAATTGCGTACCGTGAGTTTAATAATTCAGCGGCAGCTTGTGAGTAGTCCTTATTAGATAGGTGTTTAATCATCTTCTTAAAGCCTAAGAACCTGGGCAACCCCAAGTTAAACAGCAGGTCAACCATTGCCTCCTGCCTTACTATATCTAAGTTAACAAACCACTCAAAGACTTCTAGCTCGTTGTAGCATCGCTCGATATCTGAGACGAGCATAATCTCTGCCTCATACCGACTGATACCCATGCTTTCTAGGTTTCTACCATAGCCGATAGTTAACTGATCTGTAGTACAGAGATACGGCTTTAGCCTTAGCCCTTCGTGTCTCTTTAACATCTCGACCAGGTTGCGCATTACTTCTTCTTCTTAGGCAGAGCAATAGCCACCGCTTGCTTCTGTGGGTAGCCCTCAGATAACAAAGTCTTAATGTTCTTCTTAACCGTTTTCTTGGAATAACCTTTTAATAATGGCATTAGTTTCTCACTGTCTGAATTACTTTCTCGGCTGAACGCCCAACAACGTAGCCACCCAGACCTAACTGTAACAGAGTCCAGGCTTCATCACGTAATGGATTTGGTAGCCAGCCCAAGGCATCGCCAACGGCTAGGGCTAGAAAGGTAAGCATGGTTATTGGTCGCCATGTGGCGGTTATCCAATGCTCTGACTTAGCCTCGGCTGATACGATCTCAGCTTTGGCTGTCATTATTTCACGTTCGTATTTTAGAGAGGAGTCTAGGACTAGGGCTTGTATCTCTAACAAGCGCCTGTGTTGTTTAATGCGTTCTTCTTCAGAGGTGTGTAGCTCGTCGATTAACTCAGCAGCGGGTTTGAATATCCCCGCTATTAGGTCGATGAAGCCCACTAGATTCCACCTTTAATCCACAACCCAATCACGCCCATGACACCAGCCATAATAAGCCTTTCGATCCACTGGTTCTTGGCTATTGATATCTCGATTGCTTGCAGTCTTTTCTCATGCCCTTTAACTTCTTCTTTAAGAAGTGACTCGACGTTATCCAATCGCTTATGAGCCCTGTCAATACTGGTGTGAGAGTTAGCTTGACGCTGTTCTAAGACACTAAGTTTTTCTAGTGATGATGCTATCGAGTTTAGCGCAGACTTCATGTCTCTTAGATCATCGGCCATAGCCTCTTGCTGCACTTGTAGCTTGGCTACTGCCGATTCAACAGACATAAATTACCCCTTAATCTGCTTGATATTGTGTAAGACAACAATAGTATAAACACCATTCAATACCCATACAATCCAGTGGTCAAAGACCAGCAGACCAATGATGATTATTGATAGCGACTTCATTAGGATTAAACCCTGAACAGGCCCAATCATTCTAAAGACGTAGTTCAATAATGGATTTAACTCGCGCCCGTTCATCTTCAAAGCCGTAAGGGTAGTCCATGAGTCAGCGACTTGTAAGAGTATAAATAGTAAAAAGGCTATCATCGCGCCACCGCATTCTTAAATGGTGCTTCGGCAAATGCCATGTATATGTATGTACCGCCAGATGCGTTGTGTGATGGTGCGGTGCTTCTAACTTTAAACCCATTTGCTGTCAGATCAATAGGCTGTGTTGAAAGTTCCGCACCACTACCGTTTGCTAACAAACGAAGATTAGCTGGGTTATATGATGGTCTTGCGCTGTCGTGCATTGCCCACTCATCAGAAGAATCAGTTCTCTTAATCATAACAAAAGCAGGTCTGAAACCCGTGTAAACAAATGGTCCATCCGCTGATCCATTTCCGACATACGAGCCGAACTTGCTGAAGCCCTCTACGCTGTGGAAGCAGTAGGCTATGTGTTTATCATTTAGTTGGTTGGTAGCCAAACTGGTTTCGACACTAAAAACAGATGAAGTTGGGGCTGTATCATTCCAAACTGTATTGTTGTCTACGGTAGCATCGGTTGAGTTTAATATAAGAGCTTCTGTCTCAGGTGCAGAAGTGTTTGATGAGTGATATACAACCCACAAAACAGCATAGTCTCTATTTTTAACAATTATCATATCAGGTGCAGAACTTAACCCATGGCCAATAGTAGCCGCTGCCCCAGTACCTGTATAGCCTACAATACTAAATCCAGCGTCTACGTTAGCACTGACCTGTGAAGTGATTGATCCGTCTGTATTGGTTACTGCTGTGCCGCCAGCTTTCCAACACCACGCTACATAGGTGTTTGTATTTCCATTCACCAACCCATTCCCAGTTAAACTAAACCCATCTGAATCAAACGATGGGAAATACCCAGTACCGCCGCCAAAATACTCAGCATCAGTTGCATTGCTTTTCAAAACTTTATCAGGGCCACGAACAACATCAAATAAAAAGTGATAATCGGCGGGATCTGATCTTCCTTTAATCCAAACAAAGTCAGGCTCAAATCCAACCCCTGTTATTGATCGAGGCGAACCTGTGCCAGTGTAAGTCACAACATTAAACTGCGTCTCGCTGTCTACAATAGTAGGCTCTGGTAGGTTGTCAGCGCATAGTGCTAAGAAGCCAGCAGGTGGCGTGTAGGTGAAATCTAATTGGCCAAAGTTTACTAATGACCAAGAACCGTCTACCGATGATTGATTATTACCAACAAACGCAAAAAGTGTATCTGATGAATTTAATCCAAGTGATGTTATTGTTCCTTGAGAAACACCATTCTTAAAAAACTCTGCACTGTCATTCGTTATGTCGATTGCACAGGTAATAACGTCATTGGTTGTGTAAGTTGCCCCGTATGCTGAATTAACTCCCGCAACAGTTTTTGATCCACCACAAAAATATGCAACGACACAATCAGATGAGCTATGCGTTGCTGAGTTTGGAGATTGATCTTGTGTGATAAACCCCATTCCTGTAAGTGTGGTTGCGCCTTCCAATGTGCCAAGAGTTGCTTCAAAAATAAATTTGCCGCCTTGATTTACAGGAAGACCTATAGTTGACGCAAAGTTCCAAACATTTTGTGAACCTGTTGTGGTTGCTACTAGATTACCATCTGAAAGTGTTGCGTAAGTCGGTTTTCTTAGTGGGTTCAGCGTAGAAAAATTATTCGTAGGCGTATCAAGCATTTGATCTGTGCTTGCTAA